TGAGATGCTTGTTAAACGGCACGGAATCGATTGTCTATGCTTAGATCCTTTCAATTACATCGAGCAGGATGGAGACGAGGAAAGTTCCAACGAGAGAATCGGTGGACTGCTGAGAAGACTGAAGAAATTTGCTGTTAAGAACAATGTCTGCGTAGTACTTGTGGCTCACCCAAGAAAGATGGATAAGTCTGCCAATGGTTATAATGTACCTAGGCTGTACGATATCAGCGGATCCCACCATTTCTTTAACGTTCCGGATTGGGGTTTGGCAGTACACCGCTCTTTCCAAAACGGAGAGAAGGATCCGGTAGAAGTATACGTGCAAAAAATAAAATACCACTTCCGTGGAAAATTGGGCCGGGTTGATTACGAATTCAATCGTGCAACTGGACAGTACAGCGAGGATGGGAAGTTTCACAATTTAATACACTTGAAAAATGATAGCGATATTGATGAACATAATTTGTTCAGCTCACCGGAAGCGTGGGGAAGAGGTGCTGGAATTCAACCTCAGTCCACACTACTATAAGAAACTGAAATCCAAAGAATTCAATTACCATGGATTAATAATTCCCATAGTATGCGAGGGATGGATTAAAGTAAAAGACTACTACTACTTAGAACTAGAAACAACACACGGAAATTTATTAACCAATCAAATAACATATAGACTAAAATGATAAAGGTATACGACATAGAAACATTCTCCAATTGTTTTACATACATAGATTACGATCCGGAGGATCAAACATTTAATGAATTTGTTGTCTGTGAATTCAGAAACGATCTGGATGCATTTATTGCCTACATGGATTCTCTTTTGAAAAAGAAGGCCGGAATGATTGGTTTCAATAACGTGAACTTTGACTGGCCGATAGTTAAAGCATTGTGGGAAGGACAAATTCGTACTGCTGAGCAAGTCTATGCCATGGCTCAGGAGATAACTTCCAGGGAAAAGAAACAATATGTTAAGCAAGACATACCACAATTAGACTTATATTTGCTGAATCATTATGACAATAAGGCACGTTCAACATCTCTGAAGGCACTTGAGGTTTCCTTGGGATGGAACAATGTGATGGATATGCCCTTTCATCATACTGAGAAAATCGATAAGATAAAATTACTTAAGGTGCTAGAGTACAACAAGAACGATGTACTATTCACCGCTAAGTTTTATGAGAAATGTTCTGAGAAAATTGAACTCAGAAAAAAGATAGGCAAGAAATATAATCTGAACGTTTTGAATAAATCTGATGTGGTTATCGGAGAATCTATCTTCCTTAAGTACATGAGCGAGGCCATGGGAATCCCCATGCGACAACTGGCTGAGATACGTGGTAAAAGATCTGATGTGCCTCTGAAGGATATCATATTACCTAACGTAAGGTTTGAGGCTCAAGAGTTTAACAAGTTGCTTGAACTTATGAGAGTTACAACTTCTTCCCCGCAGTTCTTGCAAAATTTTGTGGATGGGCTCGATATGCGTTCAAACGTTAATGATTTATACGATAAATTTAAGGACAACAATATTCGTGTGCAGAGAATAGCACAGCAGAAAAAGAGTTTTTCCTTCTCAGTCAACTTCGGTGGTCTGTGTTTAGATTATGGTGTGGGTGGTATACATGGTTGCATAACTCCGGGAGTTTATGTGTCCAGTAAATATAGTAAAATACTGGACATTGATGTTAAGTCTTATTATCCTAATTTATTTATACAGAATCGTTTACATCCACGCCAAATGGATCAGGATACCTTTGTAAATGTGTATAGTGATATTTATCAGCAAAGGTTAAAAGCGCAGCAGGAAAAAGATACGCTGACCTCTGATGCGTTAAAACTTGCACTGAATGGAATGTTCGGTAAGACTGGTAGTGATGTGTCATGTTTCTTCGATCCTTTTGTATTTTATGGGGTTACTGTGAATGGTCAGCTCTTCTTGTCCATGCTCGTGGAACAATTGGTTAAGAACGGAGCAGAACTGCTTCAGGTTAACACAGATGGTGTGACAATTAGCATACCTCGTAAATTGGAAGAAAAGATATTAGAAGTTTGCAGAAGCTGGGAGAAGGAAACTAAGTTAACCCTTGAGTACGCATCTTACAGCAAAATGATTATCCGGGATGTGAATAACTACATTGCTGTATCTGAGAACGGTAAGATTAAAGAGAAAGGTGCATTTGAGACCAAAAAGGATTGGCACAAGGATAACTCCTTTATGGTAGTTCCTTACGCTGTCCGTGAGTACTTTGTCAATGGGACTCCGATAGAAGATACCTTACGTAACCATGAGAACATTCTAGACTTCTGTGGTCGATATAAAGCATCTAAGGGATGGCACGTGGAATACATTTATTTGGATGGCAATAAGGAAAAGAGAATGGACTTTGGTAAGATGTATAGATACCTTCCGGTGAACAAAGGTGGGACCTCTATGAAGATAAATAAGGACGGAAGAGAACACCATCTGTGCGAAGGAATTCAGACTATACCTTATAACACAACTGAACTTTTCGATAAGTCCAACTTGAACTACCAGTTTTTTGAAAACGAATGCAGGAAATTAATCGAGACGATCAAGCCGAGTCAATTGATACTCCTATGAAGATAAATGTCCCACATTATGGGATAGATCTTCGCAGAATCTTATTTGCTCTCAAGGATGAGATTCTGACTCATGAGTTATGCTTCTCGCCTAAGATTGAAAAGAAGTTTGACAATGTAATTGTACCCACACTGCGGAGGAGATTTAAGATGCGTCCGGTACGTGACTTTATCGTTATTCATTACATCCGGGACGTAAAAGTTCCGGTTATCATGGATGGAGACAAATTGTCTGACCACACCATAGATGTAATTTCAAATTATCTGGAGCGGATGCAAGTTAATTATCCTAAACCCTAACCTTCTTCCAAACACGGATGTATCTGCCATTGACAAATTCCAAGACCGGAATCTCTTTCTCAGTTAACTTCTCCGGCTGTTTCTGTTCGTGTTTCTTAACGATGTTCTTATGGAATATCTCGCACGCTACCATGGCATCCACGATATCTGTGTTATCGACAAGATAGTTTTTCAATTCCTGAATCATTTCGAGGAACCAAATGTCCTCGGTGTATGTCTTCAGATAATCTATGAGGTATGAGTTGCCTCTTTCTGCTGTAATATCGTTCTTATAATAACCAACTGAATCATCGTCCTTCCAAAATCCCTTACCTAGGAAGATAGGTTTCTTGGCCAATAGATGAATCTTTCCGGCATCCTTGTACTTCTGCTTCACCACACCACCCCGGTTGATTTCTATCATGGCCACAGCGTTATTGTAGTACTCCTGGAGTAGAATCATATTATTAACGATCTGATCAGGATCTGAGTCCCGTTCTGCATAATACGCAACGTACCTATTGGTATCGATATCTTTAATGGCAATGGCTTGCTTAGAACCATCGCCCATGTTCTTTGAGTTAAATGGAATGGGGTCAATCCCGGCTATGTACGTATGATCTGGCTGTGGATTCTCTAAAAAGTGTATCGGACTGGTTATGGCAGCACGTTTAATTATATTGCCATCGTAGTTACGATGTAACTCGGACCGATCAATTGGTGGGCGAGACGCTAAGATAATCCTCTCCTGAGTATCGAGTTTATCCATGATCGCTTTAGGGAAAGCACCGTGACCGCTAACAGAGAAGACTTCTTGAATCTCAAGCGGATACTGTTTGATAAATGAGTTCAAATAACTTTTATCATCCAGTTTGTCTAGTGTCTCCCTTGTCTTCATAATCCATTCGGTTGCAGCCTTCTCATCGCTATACCCATTGGGACAGAAGTTCAGTATGCGTCCGGTTTCTTTTCCGTTCTCATCCAACTCCGGAGCCTCCATGATTCCTTGGTTTCCGGGAAGAAAGAGCGTAAGAATCTTCAGCGACTCAGCGTTGTCCCACAGTGTCTTAGCCAATTTCTGTCCGATTGAAGTAGCTTCACCGGCACTTCCACCGATAACGATGGGAGCCACTTTTACGAAACCCGACTTCGTACTCGCTTGAGCAGATTTATAAACCTGATCGGCCTTGGGGTGAAGCATACACTCGTCTATGAAAATATGCATAGCACGATACGCCTCGAATGCTGTTGGAGTATCAACTGTTTCCTTGGTGATGATCTGGGAGTCTAGTCCAGTTATTGTTCCGGTCTTTGTGTCTCTTTTACCAAGGTGCAGATAACCTTCTTGCCTTGTGGATACAATACCGGGCCGGGCATACTCATCAAACTCATCATACACCACACGAACCTTATCCTTGAATAAAGCCGTCAGACGCTGTTTATCTGCTGATGTAATCAAAGATGTAGAACCGGGGTAAGTCATGGCTATCCACAGCGGAATAATTCCACCAAAGACAAAGGAGAGACCGACCTCTCGTCTCTTGGTTACAAATAAATCATGATTGCTCCTACGAGCTTCCATGTAACCTTCGTAAATCAATTCGTCTATATCACGCCAAACTGGTCTCTTCTTGAAGCCTCTTGCATCTTTAACCCATCCTTGGGTAAGGGCAAAGTAGTGTGGTCCGGTTAATCCGAAACGACCCTCTAGCCAATACTCTCTTTCTTGGATCCACCACTTATCCTTCTCGCTTTTGGTAGCGTTAAGGCTCAGTCCATATTTGGACCACCATTCGTTATATTCGAACTTTGGTTTTTTCATTTACGCCCTGAGACCCGATCCAAAAATGAGCTCTCGTCTTCCTCTAGTTTATCTTCCGGATACGCTTCCAGTTTAGCAAGCTTCAGACTCTTGTTAATTTTATCTCCAGCTTGTAGCAATTGGAATAAACCCTTCTGATAAGGATCATCCAAATCGAGAACTTCATCCCGAACTTTCTGCATTAATTGCTTAGATGCTGAGACTAAAGTCCCATAGAAGTCCTTGGCAGGATCAAAGTTCTGAACCTGCAGTTTCTCTATGGCATCCTCCGGAGAAAGATTATTTTCCTTTAGGTACTCCGAGAGTTTTTCTAAGCTCGCTGATTTTTCGCTTTTGTTCTTCAATTTCTTTTTGAGCTTTGTTCGCTTCAATTGGATTATCAATGGCGGTATAATATTCCCACCACGACATTAACTTCTGAAGTTTAATAACTTCCTCTTCGATTATTTGTTTATTGCTTTTAGCCATTGCGGTAAATCAAAATTAAGTAAATCGCCTTCTTCTACATTGTAACCCATAGAAAGATAAAATCTAACCAGGTTTGAAAGAGTGAGCAGTTGATCGCTTGTCGCTGTATTACAGAGTCTGTACTCTTCATCTATTCCACCTATTAAGGCGATATGTATATCTGAGACCCTTTCCTTTAGCACATACATATAACCTTGCTCATTTATACAATGCGTAAAGATTGGTGTTCTTCCCAATCCTCCTATGTGAAATGTATCAGTGCTTAGTCTAGGCATAGATCTTTCGTGCTTATGCACTTCGCTGGGCCTCAGACTTGTTTTGGAATATGTCCAATAGATTTTCATAATCTAGAAAAATAATCAATATTTATTTTCTCCGGTTTTTTCTTCATCTTAATCTTTAGTAGAATCAGATAACCGATTAAATCCGTTATAGTATCTTCAGTTTCATCTTCCTGCAAGTTTTTAAGCCTATTTAGTTTATCATCGATACGTACCTTTAACTGTTCGGTAGCGTCTGTCTTACTGAATATGCGTACAGGATTGATAGCAGAATCCCCATACTTCCTATTCTTATCTAGTAGGAGTTGTTTAATGTCGTCACATACTGTAACGATTTGCTCTTGGGTATTACTCAGGCTCATAAAATTCTTTAGGTGGCACAAATATACATAATTCTTTTGGAACACGATAAAAAATATCTGTTCCTTGTCTATAATTAGTTTTTATTCTCAGAAATTGTTTATACTTCTCCTGAAAAATAATATCAGAAGAACACATCAAAGCAGCTCCGGTTTCTCTACATATGATCACATACCAAAACAATTCATCTTTCCACTTCTCTTTGCGTCTCAGAAAGGAAACTGTATCGAATTCAAAATCTTCTCTGTTTGTCCATGGTCTAAGAGATTTCATCTCCACTTCCCACCGGTATATTTTATCATCTTTCTCAGAAAATAAATCAATACCATATCTATTTTCGTTATCTGTTATAACGTGACCTCTTCTGACTAGGTAAGCTTTGAGCAAAGTTTTACCTATATCATCGCTGCTGTCAAATAAAGATTGTACGAATTTCATTTACGTGATATAAACACGGTAGTCAGTACGCCCAATGTAAAGGCGAAGAAAATTATCGGCCAGTTCCACACTTTCTTTTCTACCACACGACCTGGAACCTTGACTTCTAGACGAGTCGTATCTCTGTAAATAAGAGTATCCGGCTTAATGTTTACTGTAAACTTATCTTTGAACTTGGTTACGATTAAACGCTTGGTTTCAATAAAGGTATCGGTCTTAATGATAAAAGAATCTTTGTACTCAGGAACCGGAACTTTAATCTCCTTGGTGAAGGTGTCTCGGTAAACTAGCGTATCTAATTTCACACATTCCGGATGTCTGCGGAAGAATCTCTCGCACCTCTTTTGGGTATTGCACGAAATCATGCTAGCAATAATCAGGGTGAGAATGCCGATTAGAATTAGTCTGGCAATTGTTTCTTTGTACTTCATTGCACGGCAAATATAATACAAAAATTGTAAATACAAAAAACGTCTTTGAGGCTCACTGCATATTCTTTATTTATACCTGTATTTGATATATAAAATATATAAATATATCAAAAATATAAAAAATAATGTTTTCCCTTAAAATAGTAAGAGTTGACATTCACCCTCTTGGGGCATCAGCCGATCTGAATATCTTGTATTCCAGCTGACATATGATCAATATCTTGCAGGAGCCTCAAAGAACGTTATGCAAATTAATAAACGAAGTGTGCGGTTTTGGTGCACTGTTACATTTTTGTAACTTACATTTTTGTAACATGGCTTAAAAAATTAAGAGGTCACAAATTGTGACCCCTTAACCAAATCAAACACATGAAAACACAAAAGGTTCTAACAACAAAACCCGATGCAAATTTATACAATTTCGCAAGCACCGCCAGCACAAGCTGCCTGATCGCTCAAATTTGTATTGTCAGAAACCTCTAGAATCCTTGTCACATCTAGTCCTTCTAACTTATCCACAAGTTTTTCATACTCCTCTTTTGTAACGGTTTCAAAAGGGGTTTGCTGATAAGAACCCAAATCTTCCGGCAAGAAAGAGAGACCATTGTAGTGATCCTGATTATTCCACAGCCATTCTCCAACCTCGTTCCACTCATCATTCTTAATGGTTACGGTTGCAGATACGTTGTGCGTATTGTTGCCGTAGATATGACCAGGCTTAATCCACTTGTCGTGCAACTTTTTAACACGCTCCAAGAACTCAATTGCTGTCTCATCGCTACGAGTTATAGCACCTTTTGGAGCAGCTACAGGAATAGATACTACCGCTTGGCTCTGTGGCTTCATTACATCGTCCTCAATGAGATCTGGATGATAAATAGATAGGTAAGTATAGATGGCCTCGTTCTTACCGATACGCATCCTACGGATATAATACTTGTCATGCCATGCGTGTACTCCGGATGAAGTTCCCAATACCAAGGAAGAGGTTCCTGATGGTTTAACGCAAGTTACACGAGCAGCAGGGTTAATCCCGATCCTCTTAGCCATAATGATATTGGTTGCTACTGCGTACTGAGCAGCCTCTTCCAAGTTCAATTTATCAATAGCTCCGCTTGCAATACCGGTCATGCCGATGCCGAGCAGTGCTTCCTTCTCTGTTGTCTTCTTCCATATGCTTCTGAGGTAATGGAAGTCTGTGTAGCTAGCTTGCAGTGTTCCTATAACTGAGGCCCAATGCACACGATTATTCAAATCTTGTTGATCCTGAATATCACTTGCGTTAACCTCAACCAAGTTGCAGAACTGGAAAGGTTGCAGAGCAATCTCGCAGCATGGGTTCGTGCCCATATTTTCATCGTTAGAGAAATAGAAACCGGGCTCACCGCTATTGCTAAGTTCTACCTTCTTCCACAGATCCAAGAACATTTCCTTTGTAACGCTACCACCACGGATAATTACCGCACTATTGTTGGCCCGGCCACGCTGAGGATTAATCTCCCACCAATTGCCAAACTTGCAAGTGAGCATATCTTCATCATCATGATCAAACAAGGCAATCATGGCTGACCTACGAATACCACCGCTCAGTACAGCATCTGCAATGTGACACAGAATATCATGGCAATCGATTGAGGTTAACTTCTCACCATTCTGTTTACGGTCAAAGATAGCTTCGATATGGGTCAAACATATCTTTAGGGGCTCAGGACCGGGAGCAACACCACCGGAAGTAATTAATCTTTCTCCTTTAGCACGAATAGCTCTGTAATCAAAAGATGGCTTCCACGAGCTGAGACCAAAATAGGATTTAACCAAAACCTTAACAGCATCGGCCCATCCTTCAATCGAGTCTCCGATTAAATATCTACGGGTCTTCTCAGCCTTCTTAATCTCAGGCAGTTTATCTATGTTGTGTTTCTGTACGGAGTAACCAACACCGGTCCCCGAAAGAAGTAGAAACATGGTCTCGTTAAACGCACGATAGTCATCAATTGTCAGATAAGAGCAATTGAATAAACGTGTATTGTTCACCTCGATGGGTTTACCTCCGAACTGAAGGGAACGCATTGAGGGAAGAATCTGCTTGCTCAGTACAAACTTATACGCCAACTCAATAGTTTCTGCAATCTCAGGGAACTTGTTAAGATGCATCTGTTTATTGCGCTGTACTAGTTCTTCCCAAGTTTCTCTGCGGTTCAATTCCGGACGATACTTGGCATACTTAGCCCATACCGTGATGTCTGATAATATTTCGTGTTCTTTATTCATGATTAAAATGCTTTACCGTGTTTATATCCTCTCAAAGAGTTGTACTTCATTTTCAACTCGATGTGTTTTTCCAGATCTATGTTCAGTCCTCCACACAAATCAAACAGACGAATCGCTACGTCTGCAATCTCATCTTCGAAAGAGGACTTGATATTCTTTTCAAAAACCTCTTTGAACTCTACATTGGAGAAGGGAAACTCCTCGTCTATCTTGCTCATTTCTATATCGTGCAATAAGTCCAATACCACCACCTTATCGGCATGGTGATTCTTTCTTAGTGCCTCTAACGCTTCAGCTAGTTCTGAAACGATTAACATCAGCAGCTCAGGCTGATTTCTCTCTGTGTCCCAAAAGCCTTTTTCTTTGGCCATGGAATGTGCTCTATTGATTATTTCTTTCATGGGGCTGCAAATATAATCTGAGCCCCAACCAAAAAGCAAGTTAAATTTTACTTTTTTGTTGACTTTCCGTTCTGTCCGTTTCTTGAACGATTAGCAGAACGCTTTTCAATCACTAACTTACCGGATTTGGTGTGAGATAAGTCTACACCATTGGAGTGTCTCTTACCGTAAATTTTTCTTTTGCGTGCTTCACGATTTAATTCTACACGCTTTTCAATCTCGCTCGGACGATTGTTATAGGCCTTTTGATAACCATAAGATCTTCCGGTTGCCTTGGTAGTTCCCGGCTTTTTATTTTTTCCTACGATTGTATTCCTTGCCATCTGATATTACAAAGATAAGTCCGAAAATGAATAATATGATAACAATTCCGGACAACTCATACTATTTTCTAAATTTTGCCACCTTCTTTGCAATTGCTTTTGGTTGCGATACAAATTGCTTTCCGGCTTTATTACCAGCAGCCTTTGCTCTATTGGTTGCTGCCTTCTCTCCTGCTGTCAGCGATTTCCATGCTGCATCAGGTAAATATCTTTTCTTGCCTTTACTCGGAGACCCATCGCTAGTCCTCCACTTTTGTTTAGTCCACTTGGATAAGGATGTCTCAGTCTTTGGGCCCTTATATCCTCCTCCAGACTTCTTATACTTTTGTGTTGCGAGTTGTGCTTTGCGAGCTGACCATTCCCCAGGATCACCACCTTTGCTACCAGCTTTTACCTCGGCAACAATTCGTTTCCACTTGGATGGATTGGTCTTCTGTGCGCTCTTAACTCTCATCACTTCTTACCTTGGCCACGATAGGCTTTGCGATAATTTTTGCTAGTTTTCAAAGAACTGTTCTTCTTTTTGGAAACAACCCCCGGTCTTTTAACCGAGGGCTTTGGTTTCCATTTGCTTAATTCTTTTGTGGCTTTAGCTTTGGCCATTAGTTTCTTTGATTTTCTTGATGTAGTAAATCGCTGCCATGCTACCAGAAACAATTGCTACGCACGCAGCAATCATTGAGAATACTGGAAGCCATGTAGTTGCAAAAGAGATCAATGTTGCTCCACCAGATACCACCGTAAGTGAATTGGCAGCACTATCGCTTTGTTGCAGAAATGTAGGCATTACTTTTTCTTCTTTTTAGTTAGAGCTGTCCACATTTGCTTAGCTGCGGTAGCTTTTCCGATTTGTTCTGCTTTCTTAGCAGACATACCCTTTTTCTTATAAGAAGCAGCAACTTTAGAAGCTACAGTCTTGAACTCTTTACCTTTACCCTGGAGATCCTTGCCAGCAACTGCCTTCTTGACAATCATGCTGCGCTGTTTTTTAGTACCGTACATAATATCAAAGTTAATAATTGTAAAGCAATTTTCAAAATTACTTTTTCTTCTTAGCAACTTTTTTCATCATGGGCTTGGCTTTGGCATACATGGATTTTTCTTTCATTTCCATTTTCTTGCCTTCCATCTTCTCATGCTTCATCATGGCCTTTTTGCTGCCATACGTTTCCATACCACCGTATTCAGACATTTTCTTTCCGGCAGCTTTTTTCATTGGTTTTTTCATTTTATTTATTATTTATTGTTTAACTTCCTTTTTTCCATTTTTTGCTTGGAGAAGCAGTCTTGCTAGGACTCCATTTAACTTTGTCAGCCCAAAATGCAGCTGAAAGTTTTCCTTTGGCAATGTTCTTAGCGTGACGAGATTTGAATGCCTCACGCTGTCCTACAGTCTGATTGGTTTTAACGCCTTGTTGACCAAAGCGAATAGTCTTAATCTTGTCACCTTCTTTGGCAACAACGATGTGACTCTTTGTAGGATGTCCAGGCGTTCTCTTGGGCTGATTAAACCCAGAGACACCAGCTCTTTCTAATCTACTGTCCTTCTTTTTCATCTTCAGCAAAAAAGTTGGTGATAAATTTACCAATCGCACCACACACTCCAGAAATAAGCATAAGCTTAGGATTGTCTAGATTGAGTCCGGCAATAAATAGGGAAGCAGCAGCGATGCTGTCCCCGATCACACGGAATCTTTTAGGCGTGGGCGAAAAGTAATTTTTCAACTTCATTTTACGATTTCAACAGTACCGGCTCCGGTAGTCTCTTCAATCAGTTCAATTGCTTTCTCGTGGAAAAGTTCGGCCAAGTTAGGGCCAAAGAAATCGTCAGCAGTTAATTCAACTTCAGCCAAAGTAGGTAGAGTTACGTTAACAGGAGAATTTCCTGCAACATAAGCTGCTTCATCTTTGTAGTAAGTGATAAGAGCTCTTGAGAAAGGCTTGTACAACTGAATGTCAAGGAAAGCGAATGGTTGTACAGTGAATCCATCACTTGTTACAACGTCTGCATTTATTTTTAGTGCCATTTTATTTAATGTTAATATTTAATCTGAGTCCCACGGAATGTGGCCATTGCACGAATTACAGAGGTAGAACCAGCTGTGCTAGGAGCACCAAAACGAATTCGTAATGCTTCATTAGTATCGTCATTGTCTATAGCGAATGCAGAAGTAGCCATACTTGCATCAGCATTAGTAGTTCCAATCTCTTGAACACCTCCTACTAAAGAAGTAGTAGTTCCAATTCTCTTAATAGTTACTTTGTAAGAAGTTGCTGCTACGTGACCTACTACAGTAGTTCCATTTCCAGCAGAAGTACAAACAGCAACTACATCGATTATTCCAATCCATATAGCATTGGTTCCAGGAAGAATAGCTCTAAGACTTGCACCATCCAAGAAAAGTTCTGTTGCGGTAGTTCCTGTAACTTCTCTACGCCAAATTAATTCGTGTGCTTGTGCATCACCTGCTGCTGAAAATTGACCTGAAGCGTGAGCAACTTGTCCATAAGATGCAGCAACAGCTTGCAAACCACCAATAATTGAGGCATAAGTAACACCATTATTTATAGTATTACTTCTTCCTCCTGCGATTGTTGAATACTCAGCATTGGTATCAATTATGTTTGCTCCACCGCCTCCAATAAACGAATATGCAGCAGGGTTATTTGATAAATTACCTATTCTATTAGCCTCTCCTCCAACAATAACAGAATTTGTTCCGGTTAAGAAGTTCCCTCCTGGAAACGCTGCACGACCACCGCCACCTATAAATCCACCTGCACTACCCCCATAAATAGTATTTCCTTGACCTCCGCATATAGTTGCAACTATAGTTTGTTCAGCATTGATTGTGTTTCTTTGACCGCCACCAATGAATCTATTTGAAGAGTTATTTGCTCCTGTTACTGAGTTTAATTCACCGCCACATACAGTATCGTAAATAAATCCTGCAACATTCTGAATACCGCCTCCTACGAATGCGTATTGTCCTGATGCCGTGTTTATTTGACCACCGCCAACGGTTGCGTAATTTGCCGATGCTGTGTTCTGTCTTCCACCGCCAATGCCTATGTACTCACCATTTGAAGATATACTATTAGATGCACCTCCACCAATAGTTGAAAATGCTCTTGAATTATTTATGGTATTTGCACTCCCTCCGGATATATTTGAGTAGTCAGCACCATATACTATTGAGTTATTTGCTCCACCTCCAATGTGGGTGTAAGAAGCCGAACTTGAGTTTGTAAATCCGCCACCTATAACACTATATAGTCTTTCGTATGAAGCATCCCCCAGAGAGTTGCTTCTACCTCCTCCTATAAAAGAATAAGAAGAACCATTCACATTACTTAAACCACCGCCTATTACAGAATAAGAACTACCAGGATTAAATGCTCCTGTTAAAAGTGATACATTATTGCCCGAACCTCCTAAAACTGCACCGAAAAGTTGTGAAACCGAATTATTTCCACCACCACTAATTACACTATTGTTGCCCCCTGCAACTTGTGTATTTGCAGTTCTTGTTATTTGCAAATCAACTGCATTTGCACCTCTTGCATTACCGCCTGTAGCAGTTCCATCGGGAATAGCAGCCACAATAGCACCTGTACCTTTTGGTCTTATTGCAGCGTTTATATTAGTTGCTGCACCAACTGGAGTCCAAGAAGAACTAGCTTGAGTGGTAGCAGAATATGCTTCAGTCCAGAACTGAGGCCCAAGCGGAGCCCCAACGTTAACGATTTTTATAGCACGTCCACCGGCAGGATCATTTTTGGTGAGATAGTTTTGAATATCATCTACACCGTTATCAAATGTAGCTTTGATGGCACGGCCACCGCTAGGATCATTTGTAGTAAATATTGAGAGAAAATCTCCGAATGTGATTGCCATAATTCAAAGATACGAATTTTTATTCAGTTTTAAAAGGCGGTGCAGGTTTAGGAATATACGGAATGAGTGGCAACTCTTTTACCCACATACATTCTTCATTTTCGCATTGGCTGATTTCTTCAACTGATATTACCCAGTTGTCATCAGCATCCTGAATGGGGTTGAAATAGCTGTCTTCCATGTACCACTGCCCAATAAGGCTGTCTTTGTCTTCGATTGTCAGCACACCAACGTAAGTGCTGTATTGTTCGGGGGTTATGTCTTTAATAGTTATCATACGTTGCGAGATAATGATGTTTGATATGCTTGTACTGCGGTGTAT